GAAACATACCCCCATAATGTCAATACGCTCGCGCAGAAAAAATAACCGTAATAGGCCAACATTAAGCCAAGCAGAGTGTTGGTTAAAAATTCCCAATGAAACTTGGCTCTTGTATATTGGTATTGAGGAGAAGATCCAAATAAAAGCGCCAACAGCGAAATCGCTGTGAAAAAGTAAAACAACCACTCATAGGCTTGAATAAGGTTCTTTATTGCAAACTCATTGGCAGATATAAAGCCACCAAAAATCATGATCTCCCATAACACTGAAAACAGTGTGATGCCACGCACTTCTCGCTCCATCATGGTCTCCAACGTACATAAAAAACGGTGGCGGCGGTCATGCCTTTATTTACAACTCGGTTGCGTTGCGCGTTATTGCTTGATTTCCAGCCGCGTGAAAATGATTTTTTAGACTTTGCTGAATAGGTTGGTGCGCTCATTTGCCCCCCAAATATAGATGATTGAAATTGATAACTTCGTCCGAATCCAACCACGTCCACACATCGAAACACGGGCAGTCTTTAATCCACTCATTCGGGGTGATTGTGCCGTCACCATTAACGTCTGGACTCAAATCACGATGTCCACAAATGCGTGCACTGGGGTGTTCGCTCTCTAGTTTTTGCAACAATTTGTGCAGAGCGAGCCATTGTTTTTCGGTGTATTCGCCGTAGTTTTTACCGCTTGCATCAATACCGCCAACAAGGCAAATGCCTAGCGAGTGTTGATTGTGACCTTTCACGTGCGCACCAATTTCGCCAACCATTCGGCCTGTTTCAACCGTGCCATCGGTGTCAATGACAAAGTGATAGCCAATATTAGGCAGGTGCGGGTTGAATTTTTTGGCTAAAATTGGGTCGCGTTTAAAGCCGCGTTGTGAGTGCCAGTCATTAATACGTTGAGCGGCGGTTTGATTAACTGTTCTGAGTTGCTTGCCGTTACGAGTAGCGGAGCAATGGATCACAATTTTTGTGATAGGTAAGGATAAAGACATAAAAAAACTCCTTTTGTAAGACTAAAAAGGAGTTTAAAACGGATGTCGTTTTATTGATTTTAAATTGATTTAAAGAAGTTATTGCTAAAAGAATTCGTATATAACATAACAAACCAAAAATAGAATAAATACCTTAAGCACGTCTCCCCGCAGTTTAACTTTCTTTGCGTATTTAGATTGTTCTATAACCAAATCTGCTGCCTCATAAGCATTAGGATATAGCTTATCCAACTCTTCACACTCTCGTCTAAACTCTGCTAATTCTAGTTTTCTCAACTTATCAAGCTCTAGCGCTAAAACCTTGCTTTCCTCGAAATATGAGGAGGCAATAGATTTAAATTGAATAGATAGATTATTCAATCCTTCTCTCTTATAAATCAATCTAGCCTTATCAAACAGATGGTTTAGGTACAATGCTTTAAGATATTTTTTGTATAATTCTTCATTCTTTCCTATTGATTCGACGCACTTTTCAATATGGCTATCAACATTATCAAATAGTTCTTGAAGTTCATACTTAGATTCTTCAAATAGCCCGGCCTGTTGAAGAAAAATTGGCAATCTGGTCATTTGTTGCAGAAGAGGAGCGCTACCTTTCGTATATAAAAATGGTTTTGCCTTAAACAAACATGCAAGACATAATGCCCAATTATCACCCTTATAAGATGTAGCCAATTTTTGAAGTTCATCGTAATCATTAGTTTTTATTTGTTTTATCTCTGAGCTATCTGGTTTATATGATTTTGAACTTTCAAAAAATATATGACTCATAATATCCTCCGTCTAATATCGGAGATATTATACAAAAAAACGCCCTTTCAGACGTTTTTTTCTCGCTTTTAGCGGTTACGCATTGCCAAACATATCAAACTGGCGTCTTGCGATTTCTTCTTTTGTGATTTTTTTCACTATCTGATAAATCCACTGCATTGACACGTTGTATTTTCGCGCGAGTTCACGGTGATTTGTGCCGTTGAATTCTTGATAAATCTTCCGGTCACGCTCGTTTAGCAATAAAACAAGGTTGCGTGGAATATAAATCACCTCACCGCCCCAGCATTGCGCGATATGATTTGCCACTTCAATGCTGATTTGCTGGGCGAGTTTTGGCTCAATATCAGCGATTTTTTCTTTAATTTTTACTTCTGTATGCTTTGCTAAATCCGCCAAAATTTCAGGCGCTTTTTCATTAAACGTTTCAATTTGCTCATTGGTTGCATTCAACATAGCCACCTCTACTGGTTGGACGATCACTATTGTTCAAAATTATAGCGATTTTACAAAGCGTTGTGCGGATTATTTTTGCAAGTCAAGTCTTTACTTAAAAATAATTACTTGATTTATAAATAAAAAAACCGCCTTTTGGCGGTTAAAAAAAGTTCATTTTTGCTGTTTATCTTTCCACTTTTTCCATACATCATAGCCTGGCAAGTGTTCCACCGGCTGGCCTAGCTGATAAAAACGCTCAATATATAAAATGGTGTTTTCAATATCATCATTGCCGTGATTGGCGCGCTCTGCCTGTTGGCGTTCTGCGTTATTTACGGCAGCCGAACCTGTACCGGAAAAGAGTGGTCGGTTCGTTTCCATCACTTGCATTAAATAGCGGTGATTGTTAAGCGGGGCGAGATTTCGGCTTTCTCGGCGTTTTTTCTGCACTGAATTGACCGTTTCACTCAAACAGTGGGCTAATAATTGAGAAGGTGGGAATAAATCTAGCACTTCGCGCATTAATTTAACCGCTCTTGAGTTGCTTAACGCTGATTTATCCGGGCGAAATAGTGCAATGTATGAAACCAAAGGGCGGGCTACGCCATATTTTAACTCGGTGAGCAGCCCTAAAATTTCGCGCCCCGCTTCATCTTCTAAAAGTTGATCTAAATGAATATCGGAGTGGCATACAGGACAGCGGCATAATTTCATAGACCACCTCTTGCTTGCCATTTTTTCAATCGCTCAAGCACTAAACTGGCCATATCATCGCGTAAAGCCCCCACGTTAAGCACTTGAATATTCATCCCGCGCTTAGTGTAAATTGGGTTCACTACGCCGCGCACAAACGCATTGAGCGCGTTTTCTGAGCCGTCTCGCACAAGCCCTTGTTTGCTCATTTCAATCCAAATGGCGCGAATTTTGTACGCAATGTTGCTTTTTACAACCGCACTTTTACCGCTTGGTGAATGATTTCGGCGGCTGGTTTTCTTAAATCCTTTGGCTTCCATTTCCGCTTCCACTTTCATTAACTCCGCCACGCTCATTTCTTTGCATGATGTTTTCCCGGTAACGCGCTCAAGCATGGCGCGGTAGCTATATTCATCCATTGCCAGTTTTTGCTTGGCTATATGAATTAGCTGGATCAGCTTTGGTTTAGTTTTATGCATTGTTTATTCCTTTTTAAAACACATTATTCAGCCCACTTAAACGTGGCTTAAATGGGCTGTAAATGGGTTTTATTGGTAAAACGAAAAATCATCTGGTGGAGCTGGTAATGGTCTCCAATGTGTAATCCGCATACATTCTCCATTAAAGCTATAAAAACGATTCCCAGGTATCATGTAAGCCAATAGGTACGCTTCGTTATGCCCTGGTTGATCAATCCCTAAACACATTACAACATCGCTTCGTTCATAGCCATCGTGATCAAATATTGCTGGCAATTCATCTGAACACTTAATCCACCCGTTGTTTTCACTCATTTTCAGCTCCTTTGTAACTCGGGTATTCACTTCTCAAAATCCGATAACAATTTGTCTTTAATTCAAAAATACTTCTCGGCAGAGCATTAATGGGTAAGGTTTTATAGGCTTTCCCCGTGTCGTCCATACCATACGGAACACCGATTGCACGCCAACATCGCGCGGCTTGTACTGCTACGTATTTAATCACCTCTGAGTTAATCACAAAGCTATTTGGCCCAATGCGTTGTAACAAAATACCTTGCGCCATAAGCTTTTTAACCCGCCGTCTAAATTGACTTTCGCTTAATGCAGATCCTGCAATAAGTCGGCTTATACTCAATATTGCAAAGTCTTCTGCTCTTTTCTCTGCATAATCATCGCTATATGTACCAACGCTACCACCGATATAAGTCACTAAGGTTCCTTGCGCAATACGGTCTAATGTTTCATCCCAAATATACTCAAGGATATGTTCATCTAGCATTTTCATATTCACCCCAACACTGGCGCCATTCGCCACGCCACACTTTTCATCTCTCTGCTTGCTGCTTGTAATAGCAACAAAGCCCCTTTTTCATCATCAACCAGCCACTGTTCTTTTGCTGCTTCGATTTGTTCCATAATCTGTGCCAGTTGCTCGGTGACTTGTGCTTTCTTTTCACTCATACTTCCTCCACTTCAACCACATCATCAATTTCCGTAATCGTGTGTGGCAGTTTATTGACATCACACACATTTAAATCACACATATCTAACACTTGTTCATTGCTTTCAGCTTCAACAACTGCCTCAACCAAACAATAAAAGCGTGCCACATACTTAGCCATGTCTCACCTCCGGTCTTCTATTTGGATAACGCACATAATGCGCACACATCTTTTGGCGATTTAATGCCCATTCTTCATTTTCGCTTTTTCGAGCAACAATAGCCGCTCTCTGCCAAGCAGCCTCAGCGGTTGCCCATGCACAAGCACGCTCCATTTCAACAGCTAACGTGCTAAAATCTTTATAGGTTCGTAGTTTTTCCATACATTGCTCCTTAGTTAATGATTAAAACCTATTACTAATGCCCCTCAT